GATGCCTCCCCTTTAGAGAAAGCATTTCTAAACGCTCTTGCCTACCCTGTGAAGAAAATAGCGCAAAATGCCGGATTAGTTCCTGAAGTTGTTCTTGAAAAAGTTACACAAGTTGAGGACAAGAATTTTGGATTCGATGCCAAAAATCTAGAATATAAAGACCTAGTGAAAAATGGAGTTATTGATCCTGCCTTAGTGCTGGAGCAAGCTATCAAAAACGCTTCTTCAGCAGCTTCCATGGTTCTACTTTGTGATACAGCTATCTTTCATGCTGATCAGAGTAAACCTGTCTACGAGCCTGGCAGCTTAGATGAATATGGTCAGCAGTAAAGAATTTTTAGTGGACATACCTTCGCTCCACCCGTTGTCTTCTGCGTACAAAACGTTTTGGAGAGAACAGAAGAGAAGGTGCATAGAGGGGTACTGGGTAAGTGGACGATGGATGCCGCCTACCCTGTACTTTTATGCAAATTTTGGTACGATTAAGATAAAGAAGAAAGGACGCAACTATAAAATGTTTGGTCGTCCTTGGCTCCGAGACCTAGAGTGGGAAACATTTTACCACTACGCTGAGGCTCGGGGCTTTTCTGGTTTTATGTATGATGACGAATACACATGCAATAGAGAGATACTAAAGGATGAGCTGGACTTTGATTTCTTAAAAGAAGAGTGTCCGCATGTGTTTAATTCAGAAGGTAAGATTAAAAAGTATATTCCAGCAAGAGACTATATGAGAAAGATCCACCACACAGATCTCGGACCAGCAGTGTATGAAAACTCCACATACAATCTGATGATGATGGGATCTCGTGAAACAGGTAAGTCTTATATGGTAGCTGTGGGGATGGTGCTTCACAACTTCTTATTTGATGGAGCTACTGTTTACAACGAGGAATCTATTCTCCATCCACAGCCTATTGAAACTCTTGTTGGAGCCGAAGATTCTAAATACTCAGGAGACATCCTACTTAAAGCTAAGGAGGCTTTAGAAAATCTACCCGGTAGAACTGTGGTTGGAGAAAGAGTATACCCCTCGCCTTTTTCTAAGCAGTATAAAGGTTCTTGGGCCCCGGGTTCTGGGATAATGCACTTTTACAAAAAGAAATTCCCAGGGGGCTGGGACACAGTGGGATCTAAGTCTACCATAAAGCACAGAACCTTTAATGATAATGCGTACGCTGCTCAAGGTACTCGTCCCGCATTAATGGTATTAGAGGAATGCGGTATGCTCTCCAACCTTAAGGATATCTACACCAACACTGTGGATAACTTCCGTGTAGGTCTTTGGAGAGTTGGAACTTTAATGATGCTAGGTACTGGTGGTGATATGGATAAGGGTACGCTTGATGCCTCCGAAATGTTCTACGAACCAGAGAAGTACGACATCTTACCATTTGACGATATCTGGGAGAATCGAGGCAAGATCGCTTACTTTATCCCGGCGTACATGGCTTTGAATGAGCATAAGAATGACAACGGGGATACTAACAAAGAAGCGGCAATCGCAGCTCTTAAAAAAGAAAGAGATAAAAAACGTAAAGCTGGTGGTTCTTCAGATGCTCTTAATAAGGAGATGCAGTATCGTCCTATCGTTCCATCTGAAATGTTCTTGGCTAGGAACGCAAATATTTTTCCGACAGCAGAACTTAGAAACAGATTAACTAAAGTCCTGAACGAGAATTTATATGAACAAGCCGAAAAGAAAGTAGATCTCTATTTTGATTCTACTTCAACCACTTATAATGGAGTAAATTACTCCCTTAATAACAATAACACTGCGATCTCTAGATTCCCATTTGAAGAGGATGATAGGGAGGGCTCTGTTGTAATTTATGAATTTCCCCAACTTATAGATGGGGTTGTTCCACCAGGAGCATACGTAATTGGATGTGACCCATTTAAAGATGATTCCGCTACTGGTAATTCGCTTGCAGCGATTTATGTTATGAAAACTAATAAGTACTTTTCTCAGATTGGGCATGATGAGATAGTAGCTTCTTATATAGGTAGACCATACCAAGGAAAGAATGCAGTGAATGAGATACTTCACAAATTAGCTCTTTTTTATAACGCTAAGATTTACTTTGAAAATGCTGTAGGAAACGTTAAAGATTACTTTGAGAGAGTAAAAAGATTAGATCTGTTGGCTACGCAGCCAGTCACAATTTTTAATAAGAAGGCGTCATACAATACTAATACCCCAATGATTTATGGTTATCCAATGTCCAACCAAAAAGTGAAATGGGAAGCTATACAGTATCTTAGAAACTGGGTATTAGAAGAACGTTCTTTAGACGGAGAAGGCACATTAAGAAATCTAGATTTAATTCTGGATATTGGGCTTCTGCAGGAGCTCCTAGCTTTTACCATGGATGGTAACTTTGACCGCGTAATGGGACTAGCCGGATGTGTGATAGGATTGGAGGAGACCTTCAATATCAACAAGAGACGCGATGAGGCAGCTATGTCTCAAACTCACGTTGAATTTAATAATTTTATTGTTAACAATACTAAACTATTTAGAAATGAAAAAATTTCCGCGACAACAGATCAGCTATTGGAAGAAAGTCAAGGATGACTATCAGTGGTGTAAAGACACCATAGATTCTCTTTTAATAGAGTATACTGATAATAGTCGGATAGTTAATTATGCAGATTCCTATGATAGAAAGCTAGCAAACTATCAGCTGTATAATAACATGATCAACCAAGCAGATTTTGAAAGGGAGTGCAATCCCCTAGGAATCGAGGTTGGGCAGTTCAAAGATGAGATTCAACCTTACAACAAGACTTATAACAAAATTCAAGTTCTGTTGGGTGAAGAGTTAAGAAGACCATTTAACTATAAAGTGGCGCTTATAAACTCTGAAGGCATAAAATCAAAACTTGAACACAAAGACGCTCTTTTAAAGAACTTTGCGATGTCAAAAGTTCAAGAGGCTATCAAGTCTGTTTCTGACATATTCCCTGTGGAACTAGTGGGGGAAGCAGACCAAATAATGGACCCTAAAGAGATTGATAAATACATGGCTACTTCTTATCTTGATGCTAAGGAGATTGCCGGGTCTAAAATAATTGACTACCTGTACAAGAAACTTGATATCCCAGATAAGAAAAATGATGCGTTTAAACACGCACTTATCGCCGGAGAAGAGTTTGTTTACGTCGGCACTAAGAATGACCAACCTTATGTGGAAGTACTAAACCCACTAGGGTTTTTCCACTACAAGTCTTCTGAAGTAAAATATGTTCAAGACGGGCTTTTTGCTGGTTATAAAACTTATATGACTTCAGGAGAAATCCTAGACAAGTACGGACGTTATCTTTCCGAAGAGGACAAGAAAAGAATTGACGCTGATTACCAAGGTCCTATAGGATCAGACTCCTTAATCGCTAAGGATATGCGTTATGGGCACGAGACTAATGACTCTAACAAGTACCTAACCCCTCAGTTATTTGAAGGATCATACGGGCAATCAGACCCTAACGATTGGTTAGTATCTCACGTTGAATGGAGATCTCAAAAGAAAGTCGGCTTTTTAAAGTTCATTAATGATTATGGGGATACTGAAGAAATACTAGTATCAGAGGATTACAGGCTTCCAAAGAACGCTACCAAAACAACAGTGGAAGAGAAGTGGGGAGCTAAGACTACTTATTATTATTGGACTGATATAAATGGCAATCCCTATACTTTGTACTGGGACTACATCCCAGAAATCTGGGAAGGTACGCGCATAGGCAATGACATTTACTGTATGATGGGTCCACGCCCTAATCAGTTTAGATCTTTGGATGATCCTTATGATGTTTCATTGTCCTACCACGGCTGTATTTACAATGCGATGAATGCTGAGTCAGTTTCATTAATGGAACGAATGAAACCTTATCAGTACCTCTTTTTCATTGTGATGCACAAGATAAAGAAATTGATCGCTCAAGACAATGGTAAGATCTTTAATATAGATACTACTATGCTTGATCCAAAGCTAGGTTGGGAAAAGACTATGTACTATCTTAAGGAGATGAACATGCACTTTTACAACCCACTCCAAAACGCAGATCAGCCAGGAGCTCACCAACGATCCTCGGCTCTATCTTCTACAGATTGGAGCACTGCGCAGAATATATCTAACTATGTTAATCTTCTTCTAGCCCTTGACCAACAAATTTCTGATGTTGCTGGTATCACTAAGCAAAGAGAAGGACAGACTCTGCCAGGAGAAGCCGTGACAAATGCACAGGCTAATATTCAGATGTCTTCTGTAATTACTGAGATTTATTTTCAAGCTCACGATAAAAACTGGGAAAAAATTCTCAACTCATTGCTTAACGTTACCCAAGAAGCTTGGAGAGGAAAAAACGTCACTAAGCAGTATATTCTTGATGACATGTCGCTAGCTACCATAAATGTTGATATGGAAGAATTAGATGACTCTGATTTAGGAATATTTGTAACCACAGCCGGAAGAGAACAGTTTTTGTTTGATGCTCTGCAATCTATGGGCCAGGCACTTATTAGTTCTAACAAAGCTAGATTCAGCGACCTTATCAAGGTGTACAAGTCTACTTCAGCAGAAGCCCTTGAACGTGAGATTGTTGCTTCTGAGCAAGAAGTTATGAAACAAGAAGCTGAGCAACAGCAACTTAATCGTGAAACTCAAATGGAAATTGCTAGACTTGAAACTGAGCTAGAAAGATATAAGATTGATACTGATAATGAAACCAAGATAAAGGTAGCAGAGATCGGGTCATTCCGTTTCCTACAGGATCAAGACGCAGACAACAATGGGGTACCAGATCAACTAGAGATTGAGAAGTTTAAAGTTGATACCGAGATTAAAAAAGAAAAACTACAACTAGAGAGAGAAAAGCTAGAGATGGAAGAAAAACAACGTGAGAAAGACCGAGCTGCCAAGAAGGCATCTAAATAGGGCTATATCTATACAAAATTTCTTTATATTCTAGTATAATATACAATATTTAATGAATTATTTTTGTTATGGATAATATTAACTTTGACGACGCTATTCTATTCGATGAGTTAGAATCCGCCATGGGTGTAACCTCAACAGAGGATACAGACGACAATATTGAAGAAGAAACTCAAATTGACGAGAATGAAATTGAGACGGATGATCCCGGCACAGAAGATGACCAGGAGCCTGATGATTCAACTCATGAGGAAGATGATGAAGACGAGCAAGACGAAGACGATACGACAGCTCAGGTTGCTAAAGAACAGTTTGAAATTTGGAAACAAAGTGGACTTTTAGATGTACCAGAGGACTTCGAATTCGACGGTAGCGTTGATAAACTTGAGGAAGCTAAGGAGCTTACAGTAAAGAATCGATACGCGCAGGTATTTAACGCCATGATGGAGAGGATGCCCGCTGAGTTTCGAGACATACTCACTTACGCCTCCAAGGGAGGTTCTTCCGTTAAAGATTTCTTAGATACCTATATGCCCGCAGAAACAGTAGACTTAGATCTAACTTCTGCGGAAAATCAGAAAAAGGTTCTTAGAGAATACTACACCAGAACTAACCCAAATTATACTCCAGAACGTGTGGATAAGTTAATCTCCTCACTAGAAAAAGCGGAAGCTTTGGAGGAGTCTGCTCAAGAGGCAGCAGTTGAATTACAAGACCTACTTGTAGAACAACGCCAACGCCTTATAGAGCAACAAGAACTAGATAATCAAAAGGCAGAAGAAAGACGGGAGCAACGCACAACGGAACTCCTTAATGTGATCGATTCTGGTAATATGGAATTGATGCGCAAAAACAGGCTAAAAGCTGCCTTGTTAAAGCCTGTAGATAGTGATGGTAGAACAATGGACGCGACTACCAAAACTATTTCTATGATATATCAAAATCCGGAACACTACGTTCAATTGGCCGACATTCTTTTAGATTACAAACCAGATAAAGGTTTTGATCTTGATCGCCTAGCGACAAAGAAGGTTACCAAAAAGGTGTCCAACTTTAGGAAAATGATAAAAGAAATCGATCCAAAAACAAAAATGACAGGATCGTCTTCTCGTAAAAAAGACCTAAGGATTGACAAACAACTTGAAGATTTTTTAAATGCACAATAAATTAATTTATGCCAGCTCAATCTACATATGTAATTAAGAAGCTTGAAGGATTTGGTGGAACTTTTACTGACTCTCAGTACCTCGGTGCTGCGTATGAAACAGGAAAACCTCACGTATTCGAGCAAACTCTTATGAAGGTATACTCTTCTCAGTCTATGTTCTTTGGCAACAAACCGTTGTTGGGAATGACTGGAGCAAAGGGTGTGTCTAACATTAAAGAAGTAACTAGCGAAATCTATCGTTGGTATCTTCAGGGCGCCGAGAGAAAATGGGCACGCGTGGTAGAAAACCTCGAAGCAGGTAACGCTACACCAGGTCTCAACGGCACCACAATCCAAGTTAAATTGGATTTGGACTATTATGTAAACCCAGATGTACTCTTGTCTGAAGACAATGAAGTACCACTCGCTATCATCGATGGTCCTGTAAGCGATGCTACTGGTAATGTCTACACTCTTCGCATTCAGAGCGATGATCCAACACTCTACCTCGATCCACAATACTTGGAACAAGGACGCGAGTTCTCTAAAGCTTGGACTTCCGTTTCTTCTGAATACAACGATAAGTGGGGATCTCAGCAGTATCCAAACTCCTTCCAGTTGGAGAGCCAACTCTCTTACTTTGCAGAAGGTCAATCTTTCACAGATAAAGCTATCCGTCAAGGCGGTCGTCTGGCTGTAGATTTCCTCTACACTGGTTACGATGGAAAAGAGAAGCGCATCTCCTCTTTCATGCCTATGGCCGAAAGTGCAATGTGGGAGAGCTTCTACAGAGGGATGGAAGTTCAATCAGTATACGGTAAGAAGTCAACTCAGCCTTCAACTACTTCTAAGTACTGGATCAAGACTGGTCCTGGTATGCGCGAGCAGTTGAAAGACTCTTGGTTGGAGTACTTCAATGGTCCTTTGTCAGTAAACAATCTGAAGGATTACTTGATGAACATCTACTTCGCCCGTGAAAACGAAACTAATCGTAAAGTAGTTGCAATGACTGGTACTCTTGGTTCAATCTTGTTCCACGAAGCTCTTGTTTCTGTAGCTAATTCATTCTTGACAGTTGATACTCACTTCATTGACGCAGTAGCATCTCCAGTAACTACTCCTCACCTTGCTTACGGTGCGCAGTTTACTCGTTACCGCGGACCAGAAAGTATCTGTGTTGACTTGATCAAGAACCCAATGTATGACAACCTTGAGTTCTGCAAACGCACACACCCTCTTTACCCAGGTAAGCCAGTAGACTCTGCACGTTTCACTTTCTTGGATCTAGGTTCTTCTGAAGGAGAAAACAACATCCAGATGTTGAAGGAGAAAGATTCTTTCTCTCACGGCGTAGTTCTTGGAACTGTAGGTCCTAACGGTCCTATCAAAGGTGGTGTTGGTTCTGCTCGTAAAGCAGGATACGACGTATGGGTACAAGGTTCTCATGGCCTTTGGATCAAGGACGTTACCCGTTGTGGTGAATATGTGTATAGTTATGAGTATTAATAGGTAATGGCAAAGTTTTTACAATCAACTAAATTTTTTGATAAATACAAGGATCTCATCGGTGTAAAATTCAATAAGCTTGTTGTCACCGATCTACCTGGAGTATTTATAACGGAAAATACTAACAAGCAAGTTCCTGCTGTAGAAGTCAAATGTGATTGTGGAAAAATTAAAATTACTTATTTGTATGGAGTAAAAAATGGACACATCCCTTCTTGTGGGTGTGTAAATAAAAATTGGCATGTTGATAAAACTAAAGGTTCCTGTAACGATCTCTTAAATAGATACAAGTATTCCGCTAAGAAAAGAGGAAAAGAATTCAAACTATCCTACAGGCAATTCAGAGGAATAACTTCCCAAAATTGCCATTATTGCGGAAGCAAACCGTTACAGATAAGACATCCAAAAAACTGCCAATCTCCATATATTCATAATGGTATAGATAGAAAAGATTCTGATAGAGGATATACTATGGACAACTGTCTTCCATGTTGTGGTATTTGCAACAGGGCAAAGTCTAATATGTCATATTCAGATTTTTTGTCTTATCTAGACTTAATCGTAGATAAACACTCGCCTCAACGTTAAAATAATCGGGGAAAATCGGTGAAGGCTGAGATGCTAATACCGAGAGGGGCTTGATCAAAGTTCCTTGTAGAGCGTAGGAATTGAGCGTTATGAAAGCAAAAATATTCCCAAGAGTCTCCGACAGCAACAACTGAAAATGTACGCCGAACTTATAGGAAATGAATTATAAGAACTATTGGATAAAAAGCTAATAGGATAACAATATGGAATACATCTACGATTACGAATATTAATTAATGGTTGAATTTATTCGAACGATTTTCTTAAAGGTCTTCGATAAATTGTTGGAAAAATACTGGAAGAAGGGAGACGATAAATCTCCCTCTCCACCAACCATAATTAATACAATGGAGACTCTTGCGAGGATATACTCCATCATGGATGACACTTTGGAGGAAACTGAATTTGATCGGTTCCTAATTCTAAAATCGGAAAACGGCGGAGGAATACCAAAGTTGGGAAATCATCTATACACTTCTGTAATTATGGAAAGGCACACTGTTCCAGCAAAAGTCAGGGCAATGGATCTTTATAAAAAGATTGAATTGGATAGAGACTACATAACAATGCTTACCGAGATTTATGTTTCTGGTAAAAAGAGGTTTAAAGTAGACGAAATGCCACAAGGTCTTTTAAAGAGAATCTACAATTCAGAAGGCGTAAAGTTTTCCAAAGTATACCATTTATATACTGCAGAGAACGCAATGTTCTATTGTTCAGTAGCTACTCGGTCTACAGACACACCTAACGAAAATGATCTACTAA